CTTGGACGCTGGCACCGATCCTCTTAAGGTTTTGGTGATGGGCTAATGAGAGTTAAATTCCTTACTTCGGTTGCTGGTTTAAACTTCAGTTACGATTGTAACTTGGTTTACGACTTGCCAGCAATCGAAGCCGAGGGAGCGATTCAACGCGGTTGGGCGGTCTCTGCGGAGACTGCCCAGCCAGTTGCTCCCGAAAAAAAACAAATTGAAAAAGCAATTTCCAAACGTGCGAAGGAGCGCCGCTGATGTTGAAAGTGACCGTAGCTCCGACAGCGGAACCAATCACGCTTCAAGAGTGCAAGCTTCATTGCCGCATCGACTCGCTCGAGGAAGATGATTTGGTCAACAGCTTAATCAGCGCCGCGCGCCAGTTGATCGAAACGCAAGCCGGGATCCGACTGGTAACGCAAACGATTCAAGACGACCGCGACGAGTTCCCAGAAGATGGAGTTATTTACCTTGAAGGGCCAGTTCAGTCAGTAACTGAAATTGAATATCTGGACGAAGATGGCAATTGGGAAACGCTTGACCTTAATTTGGTAGACATTGACACAACCAGCAATCCGGCGCGTATTACGCCAACGGTCGATGAATCTTGGCCAGCAATTTACGGTGGACTTGGTTGCGTCTCCATCACTTACGTTGCTGGCTTTGGCGCTCCAAGCGCGGTCCCAGCGATTTTAAAACAAGCTATCAAGCTTCTTGTTGCTCATTGGCATTCAGTACGCGAAACGGTAAACATTGGCAACATTGTTAACGAAGTCCCTTACACGGTTGACGCAATCGTTGGAATGTTCAAGCGCGGAGTTATCCGTTGATCAAAGCAAGCGACTTAACCCAACGCGTATCACTCCAGCGCAACGCCGGAACAGCGGTTGACGCGTACGGGCAGCCAAGCAATACCTGGGGAACTTACGCAACCGTTTGGGCTTCGGTGCGTCCGCTGTCTGGGCGTGAACAGGAAATCGGAGCGGCGCGCGGAGCGTTGATCTCGCATCGTGTTCGATTGCGCTATCGCTCCGGCGTTGAACACGGAGACCGCATTTACCTCGGCGGAAGAATCTTGGAAATCATCAGCGTTCGCAACATCGACGAAGCGAAGATCGAACTAGAAATCGACGCAGTCGAGAGGAGCGCGTAAATGCCGAGCGTTGATATCAAGGTAGATTTATCAAGCTTGAAGAATCTTATTGAAGAAATCAAAAAGATTGAAAACAAGGTACGCAACAAAGCGGTAAGAACAGCGCTTAACAAGGGCGCTAAGATTTTTGTCAAAGCCGCCAGGAATAAAGCCAAGGAACCTCCAAGGATTCAACCTCGCGGTAAGAACGGAAAAATCATCCGCAAAAAGATGATTAAACTTAGCAAGACTTTAAGCAAAAGCATTGATGTACGCGTGAAACAATTTAGAACAACTGGCAACGCTTATGCAATCATCGGGCCAAAGAGACGCGCTGGAAGAACTGTAAAAGGTGAAATAAAAGTTCCTTCAAAATATGCTCACCTAGTTGAGTTTGGAACCGCGCCGCATCCTATTGGTAAAGGTTCAATAACCAGCGAAGCTTTAATAAAAAACGGCAGAGGATTTAAAAGCGTTGGCGGTATTCATCCTGGAGCGCGCCCAAAGCCGTTTATGAGACCAGCTTATGACACGTCGCGCTCGGCAATGTTAAATCAAATTGAAACAGTTTTAAAAGACGCAATTGAGGGCCAATCATGAGCGCCGCCAAAGCTTTAAGAGCGCGTTTGATTGGTGACGCAACCTTAACCGGTCTTATCGGAACGCGTATTTATCCTGGCAAAGCGCCGCAAGATCCAACGCTTCCTTACGTTGTCTATCACCGGATTAGCACAACAAGAACACCAACACTCAACGGACCAACGCTTGTTCCGGAGACACGCATTCAACTGGACATCATAGCAACTTCCCAAGCAAGCGCGGAACTGGTGGCAACAGCAATCCGCAACAGAATTGACGGATACACCGGAACCTCTGCAAGCGTTTCGGTTCTCTCCTCGGTGGTCGAGGACGAGCAAGACATGAGCGAGGCTATCGACGGATCAGACTCAATTTATTACCGCGTGGTGATGGATGTTCTGATCCAACACCGAGAATAGGAGAGAAAATCATGGCAGCAGTTGCAACCTACGGTTCAACAATTTCCATTGGTGGAACTAATTTAACCGGCGTTACCGACATTACTCCTCCGAGTTATTCTAGGGGAACGATTGACGTAACTCATCTTGGTTCCAGTAATCACGCCAAGGAATATATCCCTGGCTTGCTGGATGGTTCCGAAATGTCGGTAACCGTTATCTGCGGCGCTGGAACTGGTATTGGAACCGTTGCCGGTTATGTGGACGACTACGGCGCTAACGAAGCCAAATCGGTTTCTATTACTCTGCCGGACTCTGGCGGATCATGCTCGTTCAACGGCATCGTAACCAAAGTTCAAATGGATGCTGTCAGCGTTGGCGATAACACCGTTAAAGCAACGATCAGCATTAAGCCGACTGGTCAAGTAACTTATTCTTTGACTTAATTTGAAAGAGGTTTTGTGTGATTGATAAAGCAAAGCTTTTGGCTTCGTCTTCCGCTTTCAAACTCGGGGAGCTTGATCTCCCCGAGCTTGGAGGCAAGGTCTTTTTGCGTGTTCTTTCTTCTCGCGAGCGTGATGCTCTTGAAGCGGAATTTACCGACGCAAAAAACAGCTTAACGAAGCTTGATAACATTCGCGCCAAGCTGGTTGTCCGCGCGCTTGCCGACGACCAAGGGAAGCGCTTGTTTTCCGACGCTGAAGTTGACCAGGTTGGCGATATGCCAGCGCCGCTAGTAAGCAAGATATTTGACGCAGCGGCTCGGCATAACGGTATGACCGCCGACAGCGTGGAGACCGCAAGAAAAAACTGATAGACCGACCGACAAAGCGTTTTCTTTTTCGGTTGGCCGGTCACTTAAAAAAGACAGTCGGCGAACTGCTTGACACGATGGACTCACTCGAGCTTTCCGAATGGATGGCGTTCGCTTCGCTGGAACCGCTTGACGGCGACCGCGGAGACATTCACGCGGCGCAGGTTTGCTCGGTACTTGCAAACCAATGGCGAAGCAAAGAACAGAAACCGGTCGAAGTTGTGGACTTTATTCCGGATTGGTACGCAGTTCAAAAGCCAAAGAAAAGTAATTTTGATGCGTTTAAAGCTTGGATGATGGCAGTCGGTACGGAGAGAAAATAATGGCAAAAACAATCGGCGCTCTTTCTGTCAACATGGGCATTAAGATTGCCGACTTTGTCGCCGGTATGAAAACCGCTCAAACCAAGGTTGTGGATTTTTCAACCAACGTTACCGCAAGCACGATGAAAGTATCTTCAGCAATCAAAGGGCTTGTTGCTCTGACAAGCGCTTCGCTTGCAGCTTATGGCGTTTACAAATTCTACGACCGAGCAATTGAAACTTTTGTAAAAACCGAAGAGGTAATGACAAAGATTCGCGGTTTGAGCGATAACCTTGGCGCTGACAAAATTGGCGCTGTAATGGAAACTATTGCCGCTAAAGGGCGCATTGCTCTTGAGGTTACCGGAGACCTTGCCGCAAAGTTTCTCGCCGCTGGGATTAACAGCGAACAAACCGCGCAAATGATTCAAAGCTTTGGATCAACTGCACAATCCGCCGGCAAGAGCGCCGCGGATGTTTTTGGAAAGCTCGGAGAAATAGCGCTGGCAATTCGCAACACCGGCGAAGTAAACGCGCAAAGCTTCGCCGAACTGGCGGCGCTCGGTTTGCCAGTTTATGACGCGCTGGCAAAGCGTCTTTCTGAGGTCACCGGAGAAGCTATCAGCGCAGAACGCGCAATGGAAATGCTGACAAGCGGACAGGTAAGCGGAACCAACGCGCTCAACGCGCTGCTTGGTCTTCAAGGTAATGACAACGTCAAAGCGCAAGCGGAAGCGCAAGCCAACTCGCTTTCCGGAATTTACGCCAGACTTTCCGGAGAGATTGAAGGTTTCTTTTCCACGATGGGCGGCGCAATCGCCGAAGCGCTTGACCTTAAGGGATTCAACCAAGGCTTTATTGACTTTATTGAAAGCTTAAAAACAAATTTTGAAACCGGATTAAAGCCAGCAATTGAAAACATTGGCATAGCATTGGCGGCGGTGCGTGATGTTTTATTTGCAGCGTTTAAAGGTTTAGTTGATTTCTTCACTCGCTTTGACGAAACAGATGCAAGCATTGGAAATAAAGTCAATAACGTGCGCAGTATCGTAATTCAATTTGCTCAATCATTAATGGGTGTTCTTCAACAGATTGTTGATTTGTCAATATCTGCAATTGAAAAACTAGCCAACGCCGCCGGTGGTGTTGATCTTTTAACAAAGTACGCGCAAGGGATTGCCGGAGGTGCGGCAGTAGGTGCCGGAGTTGGATTTGGTTTTGGTGGTATTGGTGCTGGTCCTGGTGCTTTGCTCGGCGCTCTTGGTGGAGCGCTTGGAGTTTCCATGGGTAATGAGCGCTTTGGAGAGTCTGCGGATTTCTCAGGATTTCGAACGCAGATGGAAAAGATGTTTCAAGGTATTAACGAAACTATTGGCCAAGTCGGAAATGAAGCTGCCATAAGTTTTATGGACAACTTTATTAAGAACGTCCAGCGATCACTCAAAGACGATTTTTCTTGGACATCAAACAACTCTTGGGACATGGGTTCCTCCCTTGCTGATGATATGTCGGTTTTCTTTGAGTCGTTATCAAACGGATTAAATGACGGATCAATTGGTTTTAAAGCTTTCTTGAATCAAGTAAGTGGAGCAACAGCATCAGCAATTGCAATCTTTAAGCGCGAGATGGAACTCGGAACGATGTCTTCCGAACAATTCGACCAAGCAGTTGAAAACCTACGCCAAAAATCAATGGACGCTTTAATTAACGCGTTCTCCGAAGGGAAAATAACTGGCGCAGAATTTGACGCGGAAATGAAAAAACTGCAAGCAACGTTTGATTCACTTAAACCGCCAGCGGACGTATTTGCTCCGACTGTTCCGACCAAGCTCCCCGACTGGATTCAACAACTGGTTGACGGCAAGAGTCCTCTCGACACGTACCGCGAAAAACTGGCGGAGCTTGAAAACGCTCTCAACACCGGACAGATTTTGCCGGACCAGTTTGCCGCCGGTGCGACGATGCTTGCCGACGAGTTAGAGCGCGCGGTTGGTAGCGTTGAAGAGCTTAAGAATCCTGGCGCGTTGCTTGCCGGAAGCAAGGAAGCGTATTCGCAAATTCTCAAAATCCAGAATCAAGGACAGGGGGAAAGTCCCCAGCAGCGGCTTGAGCGTCTTGCGGCGCGCGCTAACGAACTGGCGCAACAGCAAGCCAGAACTCAGGAGCAAATCTTGGCGGCGACTTTAAACAATAACCCAGTCGTTACCGCAACTTTCGGAGGCTAATTCAATGGCTGTTACCGGAGTAGTCGAGACGTTTGAAGGTCGCACCGCCAGCGATGACAGCAAGAATCAAGTCACGATGCGGCGCACGTTTCTGGTGCGAACAAACAACAATTACGACGACGCGGTTGTTGTTGCACTTGCTGGCATACCGGCAATGTATTCTGTTCACCCGAATTATCCAAAAGCGTTTGTCGTTGGGCGCGACTTTCAGCCACAGGAAGACCCGCAACTTTGGAAAGTTGTTGTCAGCTATTCGAGCAACCTGGACACGATCACTCCTTCAAGTTCTCCGAGCGCACCGCAAACGCCAGAAGTGGCAAAGCAACAGCAGGGAAGCGCTCCAGCGGAACGCGTTGCGAATCCGCTTTTGCGTCCAACCGATGTTGATTTCTCAACGGTGGACCGACCCAAGATTTTGCTGAAAGATTATCACACAACTCCTTTGTCGGTTGTTAACTCCATCTTTGAAAAGTTCGACCCTCCGATTGAGACGGAACGTCCAATTCTCAATATGCACTTGGAATTTAACACCGCGACTTTCCTGGTATCGGATTGGCTTGACCGCGTGAAGACGGTTAACAATGCGGCGTTCTCCGGATATCCAGCGCGCTCAATGTTTCTGGACCGCTTGACCGCAAAGCGTGTCTACGAAAACGAGGTCAAATACTGGCGCGTGACGCTTGATATTGCGCTTGATAAAGAGCTTTGGGATATCCTTGTTTTGAATCACAGTTATTGCGAAATTGACGCAAATACTAACGACATCGTAACAGCGACAGACAAGAGCGGTAAACCAGCGCCCAACGGTGTTATCTTGGATGAAGACGGTTATCGTCTTGACGGAGTGGAACCGACCGAAGCCAACGGCGGATTGATTCGTTTTTACAAATACAAACCGGCAAGCTGGTCCTGGTTGACACCGATTTACAACAACATTCTCTAGGGGTTAGCAATGCGTTTCGCTTTCGGCGAAGACGAAGTTCGGAGAATTGCAAAAACCGTAAAGACGGTTGAGCAACAGCAGGGAAGCTCCTCGCTCGTTCCATCTGGACCGCGGCACACCGGCTCCCATATGAGCGTGGTCAAAGTGACGGCAACCGGGACACCGTACGCAACAGGTTTTAGATTAGACTTCAGCGCGCAAGATGCAAATCTTTTGCAACTCGACGCGGTAAAAATCAAGGAAGTTGGCGGCAGAGCGCTTACCGCCAATAGCTATTACATTGGCTTTTTTACAGGCTATTACCAAGGTATTCCGGTTTTCCTGGTATCCGCTGCAAGCGGTACAGGTGGAAGCGGTGGCGGTTCCGGAGGTAGCGGTGGCGAAGGTGATTCCGGTGGAGGTGGTGGTAGTGGGATTACTTCCGGCGAATGCTTTGACGTTATCCAATCTATATCGTGTACAGATGGTGAGCTTTCCGTAACGTACGCAACCATTTGCCCGGACAGCGGAACCGCTGTTATCGTTGGCCAGCAAACCGGCAATTTTTCAATTACAACAAGATATTCAGTAACTGGCGGTGGAAAACTTAACAATTTTTCTCCAATCCAATTGGTCAACGATGTTCCAAATCCGCAAAACAATCAATATTACGGAACCAATGTTATTGGTGTTCGCGGTTGGTACGACCTCCCTTGGCCGGAAGTTGGAATGTCAATTACTGGCGAGGGAACCCATGGAAATCCTTTTGTTTTAGTAAATGACTTGGCGCAACCGGCTGAAAATCTTTACTACGGAACAAACGATTTTGGTGTTAGAGGGTGGCACAGTCTTGGCGGCAAACAAACAACAGATAAAAGCGTCATAGGAGACGGATCACCGCAAAACCCAATACAGCTTTATAACGATTTAGAAAGCCCAGGGAATTACAAATACTATGGTACTGACGACATTGGGGTAAGAGGTTGGCTTGATTCAACATTTTTGAATTTGTCAGATACTCCAAATACTTATAACAACGCTGCCGGTTTGTTTTTAGTTGTTAATTCCGCTGGTAATGCTGTTACATTTGACCAGCTTTACACAGATCAAAGTTTAACTGGATATGGGACAAAACAAAATCCGTTCAAACTTGTAAACGACTTGGAAAACCCTGGCAAAAATAAATTTTATGGAACTAATAAAAACGGAATTCGCGGATGGCTTGATAGCTTGGAAGCACCTATTACGATTTTTAGCATTACTGGGAATGGTTCTTTAGAAACACCAGTTAAGTTAATCAATGACACTGATAATCCTGGTTCAGATCGTTATTATGGAACAAACTCTATAGGTGTTCGCGGATGGTATGAAAGCGCAAAAAGTCCACAGACGCAATACAGCATAACAGGTGATGGCTCAGCCGCTGACAAAATAAAACTTCTTAATGATCTGGAAACACCAGGTAACAATAAGTTTTACGGAACATCAGATGAAGGGGTTAAAGGCTGGCTTTCCGTTGTAACATTTGCTTATGTCGATGGATTAAATGCGACTATGGACGGAAGGGTTACAGCTTTAGAAAGTTCTGTAACAACATTAGAAACTAATGTCTCAACGCTTCAATCGTCAATGACGACAGCGGAAAGCAACATTGCCACTTTGCAAAGCGATGTCTCAACATTGCAAACTGGATTAAGCACCGCAGAATCAAATGTAACAACGCTTCAAGGTGACGTATCCACGCTTCAAACTAGCATGACAACCGCCGAAGGAAATATCACCAGCTTGCAAAGTGATGTTTCTACGTTGCAAACTTCCATGACAGCGGCTCAAGGTGATATAACCACGCTGCAATCAGGATTGACAACAGCGGAAGGAAATATCACCACTTTGCAAAGTGATGTTGCAACGCTTCAAACTGATTTGGCAACAGCGCAATCAAACATAGCAACTTTGCAAACCGACCTTGCAACCGCTCAATCTGATATTGCCACGCTGCAAAGTGACCTTGCAACGGCGCAATCAAATATATCAACGCTCCAATCTGATTACACAGCGCTCGAAGCGCGCGTCACAGCAGGGGGATTATAATGGCGCTTGGATTGTTTTCTAATTCAAGCGATGAGACTTACACGAACTTATGTTGCTGTAAGCCAATTAATAACGAATTTTACACTTGTTGCAGTGATGTTATATTGCCGCAAACTTTAAAAGTTGAAATGAATTGGAGAAATAAAGATTGGCCATGTTCAGGAGCAACGGGGAATTTACCGTCAGAATTTGGAACTTGGGAATACAACAAGATTTCTTTTGAAATAAGTTTAAAAGATGAAGACCCAAGAAAAAGACCAAATTATTATTGGTACGAAGCGCTGCGAGTCCCAGTAACTGCAACATCAAATTTAGCTGCAAACTTTTTTATTCAAGAACCTTTTTGGAAAACTATTTTTACAAAAACAATTGATAAAACAAATGACGGTTTTTTAATGGATTTTAATATGTTTTGTTCACAAGGTTATTACGGTTCTGTCTATCCATTCTTAGCTATTAGTATTTATCAAGAAAATAATCCTTTAATGCCTGGAACTTTAAATTTTTCAGAGTCTTATATTTGCGGTTTTACTCCATTTAATCAATGCCAAGAAGCACTTTTTATAAACTGCCAGCCATATCTTTTATTTGGAAAAGCTAAAAGACTTTATCCAGGCGTTTTTGGTGATGAAGAATACTTGACAAATGGTATTGGTTTTAATGCTCCAGGTAATTTTGTTTCTTATTACACAGCTTACTCAATAAGAACTGACGGAGGAGATCCTTCAAATGTTCCTGGTCCAATAATTGGAAGATATAGACCAAGCGGTTCTTTTTTGGTGCATATTACTGAATGATTAAACCTTGCTCTTGCAACCGCGTTACCTCCCCCGTTTGGGACTCCTCCCAATGCCGCTTGTGTTGGCTGGTGCAGTTCGATCAACGATATGCCGACTTGTTTTCCAGCGGAGCTATCAAGAGCGTCAAGATCAACCGGCGTGATAACTGCGAACACCTTGGCAAAGTCTTGGAGCGCTCCGCTTGTAATTGTCCTGGCAAATGGGTTCACGCTTGCGACCTTCACGAGCGTTGTCGAACCGGTCCAAGTAATGATGGTACGCGTTCTTGTGTAACTTGTACTGATTACAAAAAGGACGAACCATGAAAGCCGGAGTGGTCATCGGTTCCTACAACTATCCGCGGCTCGTGGAACTTCAGATTGAATTGATTCGGGACCGCTGCGGGGAGGAAACGCCGATCCTTGTTTGTGACGATTGCTCCACAGGAACGGCGCTCGTTCCGGACAGAGACAGCAAATTTGAAACGTTGTTTAAGATTTGCATGGGTAACCGCGTCACGCTCTGGAGCAATCCGGACAGACTCGGACACGTTGGCGGCGACCTTGTCAGCTATTACCTCGGCTTGCAGTGGGCGCGGGCGCTTGACCTTGACGTTGTTTGCAAGCTGTCACAACGTTGCTTGATTGATCTTCCGGACTGGCTGAAAACGAGCGCAAGCGGATTGCTTGCCAGCGGTAAAGCGACCGGTTGCCAATCGTGCTTTGAAGGTCCGCATCGTTTACCGTTGAGAACCGAAGCGATTCTTTTTGATGTTGCGCGCTGGTATCGACCGGACACGCTTTCCATGATGTTTCCGCGTCCAATAAAGACGATTGCCGCTGAGGGGCTGGTATATCAAGCAATGCAACTTATTGAAAAAGACTTCTGGCGTTGGCCGCTTTTTCAAGAGCGCCGAACCGTCAAGGATAAAGGAATCATTTGGCATTGCTCGCACAGTCGCGCGGATTATGAAAAAGTTGCAAGCCGTTACGGCATCACATTGGACGAATCTTTCACGGTGCGCGGCTGGCAATCTCAGGGAAATTACTGCTAGTGAACCGAGCTTTCTGCACGACATTGGTTCCCAAGGTATTATCAAGATTAATTGTTTTTTACCGGAGGAATAATGGCAGCATTCTATCATCTGGTAATCGACCAGGGCGCAACGCTTCGGGAAAGTTTTACCTACAAGGACTCAAACGGCGCTGTTGTCAATCTCGAAAACTACACCGCGCGCTCGCAAATACGCTCGTCTTACAGCGCTGCAAGCACCATTCTGAGCGCCACAAGCGCAGCGGGAACGCTGACGATAACGGCAGCTTCGGGAGTGATTGCGTTTAACGTTCCGGCAGCAACAACAGCGGCGCTCACTCCGGGCAATTATGTCTGGGACTTGGAACTTGTTGACCCCAGCGGAATCGTTACGCGTCTTGTCGGCGGTACTTGCACCGTTACGCCGGAGGTGACGAAGTAATGCCGGACGAGTTATTGAACATTACTGAAGCGCCAACGGTCACGACCGGAGAACCAAAGCTTCTGGAAACCGGCGAGCAAATCAACCTCACGGTTAACCGCATTGCGGAACTTGTTGAAGTTCAAAGCGCCAACCAATTAGAAATTCAAAGCACAACCGGAACGCTTACGGTATACGCTCCTGGGCCGGTCGGCGCTCGAGGTCCGCAAGGGCCGCAGGG